GATATATTTAATAGAATAGGCAGTGTGTCTGGCAAACATAACTCAAAGTCAGGCTATGCGTTTGATAAATATGGTGGCGAGATAGATGGCGTATCAGTGATGTATCACGAAGGAGCAAGAGAGGTTTCGTTTGAATCTAACGAAAAGATTTTTCGTGAAAAAAGAAATGACCGTAGACGAAAACTGTATAATGATTTGCGTGAACAAGATTCTTTTGAGTTTGAAGCTAAAAAAGCAAACAGACGTGAAAAATATAAACATCAAGGTCGATAGCATGAAAACAAATGAAAAACAATTTACATTCAACGATGGACTTGGGTACGTCGAATTATTAGATGTGATGGGTAGCGATACCACTGTAGCTGATGTAGCAAGAGTATCTATGCACAAAGAAGCGTCACAGTTTACACCTAAACAGAATCAAGGTTTGATTAACTATTTAATGACGCACAACCATTGGACACCGTTTGGGCATCCGCAAATCAGGGTTCGTATCTTAATGCCCGTCTTTGTGTCAAGACAATGGTTTAAATCCACTGTTGGTATCGTGCGTAATGAAGAATCTCGTAGGTATGTTGATTATGCGCCACAGGTATTTACACCTAATTCATGGCGTAGTCGTGCTGAATCAGTTAAACAAGGCTCTGTTGATGAACCTGTGCCTAATTCAGCTATGGTTCAGAAAGCCTACAATAACGCAGTCTCTGTTGCATTAGAAACGTATGATTTTATGTTAGCACAAGGTGTTGCCCCTGAATTGGCGCGTATTGTATTACCCCAATCATGTTATGTTGAATTTATCGAAACCATTTCTTTACAAGCAATGGTTCGTGTTATACACTTACGCACAGAATCTCACGCACAAAAAGAGATTCAAGAATACGCAAAAGTTTACGAAAGTATTGTGCAAGAACATTTCCCAATGGTTTGGGAGTCATTGCAAGAACCGACGGTTGTAATTAAATCCACATGGTGGATACGCGCATTAAGCTGGGGAACAAAATGATTAGTAAAAATGTATCAGTACACGATCTTTTAAAATGTGGGGTTAATATGAACGCCGTAATATATAATGAAATGTTGTTAAAGCTACTAAAATTCGGTGTCGTAGATATTGCTGATTTTAGTGTACACTATCTACAATACTTTTTAGGTAACGGAAATTCGGCTAATCTACATGATGTCCAAAGATTGGTCGATGAACAAGCTGTGCGATTAAATAACTTAGATACATGGGAGTAAGAAATGGGTTTTAAAATTATGTTAAATGACATCTGTCAAGAAATGACATTATCAGCAATAGAAGTATATGAATTTTCTCGTTGGATGGCAGGTAGTTTTAGCGATGATGATTTCAACGATGATGGTGATTTGGTAGAAGGAGTATTATATGAATAGCATAGCTACAGTATTCGGATACGCAATTAGCTTATTTTTTATAGGCTGCTCAATTGGATTTGTGATTAGAATTGTCAATTTTATAGTTAATTTTTAGGAGATACCTGTGTCAAAAGCACATATCCAAGAGAAAACAGAGTCGTTTGTCATTCGTTATCCAGAAGCAGTACAGTTCATGGAAGACCAATTAGACATCTTCTGGACAGCAAAAGAAGTGAATGTTGAGAAAGACATTGCGTCAATCTTAACTGACTTTACTGAATCAGAAAAACACGGAGTAATTACTACATTAAAACTTTTCACATTGTATGAATTAAAAGCAGGAAGTGATTATTGGACAGGTAGATTCATGCGGATGTTCAAACGTCCTGAAATTCAAGCGATGGCTGCTACATTCGGTATGTTTGAATTGGCTGTTCATAAACCGTTTTATAACAAAATTAACGAGTTGTTACATATCAATACTGATGAGTTTTACGAATCCTATGTGACTGACCCTTTACTTAAATCTCGTATGGATTTTATTGACTCTGTTGTGAGTAGTAAGAATGACCTTGTGTCGATTGCAGGTTTCTCGATGATTGAAGGTGCGATTCTTTATTCCTCATTTGCGTTCTTGAAACATTTTCAATCTAACGGTAAAAATAAACTTACCAATATGGTGAGAGGCGTTAACTTTTCAATTAGAGATGAGCAGTTACATAGTTTAGCTGGCGCATGGGCATTCAAATCATTAAAAGCTCAAATGAAATTGAAGTCGTCGCATGAAGAAGCGTTGCTTGATGATGTGATTGAAATGGCGGAAGCTATCTATGAGCATGAATCTCGTATCATCGAAATGATTTTTGAAAAAGGTGATATTGAGAATTGTAATAAAGAAGACTTGAAGTCGTTTGTAAAATCTCGTATTAACATTTGTTTAACACAGTTGGGTTACGCTGAGTTGTTTTTAGTGGAATCTAATCCAATTTCAGGCTATTTCTATAAAGGGATTAAAAATTATAGTTTCAATGATTTTTTCACTGGAATGTCAGCAGAATATAATCGTAATTGGGATGAAACAGCGTTCACTTTTAAAGGTAAATATAAAAATGTCTAAATACAAAGAACTATCAAGAGAACGTAAAGAATTACAAGCACAGGGATTAGTCCCCAAATGGTATATCACACCCGGTTTTCAGATGTTTAAATCTCGCTATGAGTATCAAACTGAAGGTAGAAGCATTAGAGGTCAATTTGAACGTATTGCTAAAACAGCGGCTAAACATTTAACAGGTATCGGTAAAGAACAAGAAGGTTATGATAAGTTCTTTGAGATGCTGTGGAATGGATGGTTATCACCAAGTACACCTGTGTTGGCTAACATGGGGACTTCTCGCGGAATGCCAGTATCATGTGCAGCTAATGTTGTTCACGATAGTATCGATGGGTTTTATTCAGCGTTACGAGAATGTGCGATACTTTCTAAAAATGGCTTCGGCACTGCTAGTTACTTAGGTGATATTAGACCTAGAGGGACAAGTATATCTGTCGGTGGTAAAGCCAGTGGTGTTCTGCCCATATTAAAAGATTTTGTCACGATGACTAGAAATGTGTCGCAGGGGAATTGTTATATTGAAGGCACTGAGGTATTAACAAGCTCAGGGTTTATTGATTTTAGGAACATTGACGAAAATACAGTTTTAGCACAAGTTGATGAATTTAAAAAGATGTCATTCACTAAAGGTATTCCCACAGTGGCTGATTTTGACGGAGATTTAGTAAATTTTTCATCACCAGTCGGTTTAAATCTCAGCGTCACACCTAACCATCGAATGATGGTGAACAGACGTAAACAATCTACTACAAATGGGATAGAAATTAAATTTTGGTCAGAAACGATGGAGGAAGTATCAGCAGACAAGATTAAATTTCATCGAGATGTTCAATTACAAGTAAGTTCTATTGGATATAGCGATGCAGAACTCACTTGTTTTGAAAAATTCATGGTAGCCTTTCAGGCTGACGGAGTGAAAGATGTTAGATTTAAAAATGGATTGGGTAGAGTTCGCTTTAACTTTTATAAAGGTAGAAAGATTGACCGACTCACCGATATTTTAAATGAATGTAACTTCGATTTTACTGTTACGGTTAGCGATAGAGCAACTCACTTCAACTGCCTAATACCGATTGAATATGTAAAAAATACGTTAGACTGGGTAGATATTTCTATTTTTAATGGTAAAAAAGGCAAGTGTCTATTACATGAAGTTTCTTTGTGGGATGGTAGTAAAAGTAGTAGAAATAAATCGTCGAAGTATTCTTCAAAAGATAAGGTAAATATCGATATATTACAGGCGGTTGCTGCAACTAGCAATGTTCGTTGCTCAACTTACGTTTATTCTAATAGAGATGGTAATAGAGTTAATTTATATGAAATTTATTTTTACGATTCATATAAACCAGTACAGGGTGAAAGTATAACTAAAACCTACATTCCTTATAACGGTAAAGTTTATTGTTGCATAGTACCTGAAGGCAGGATTATTGTTAGAGATACTAACGGTTTTGTGTCAATATGCGGCAATACTCGTCGCGGGGCTTGGGCAGGATATTTACCAATCGAACATGGTGATTTTGATGAAATTGTAGATTATGTTTCAGCCGAACCCGATGATGTAAATTTAGGATGGTGTGTGTCTGATGAATTTATTACAGCATTGAATAATCGTGAACCAGAAGCTACTCGTAGATTCGGCAGAGTGATGAAATTGAAGATGGTAACAGGGCGTGGTTATTTTTTCTTTACCGATAAAGTTAACCGTCATGTTCCAGAAATGTATAAAAAACATGGTTTGACGGTTAAATGTAGCCAATTATGTCAGGAAATTACATTATTTTCTGACTACGACCATACTTATAGTTGTGTTTTGTCTAGTATGAATTTAGCTACATACGATGAATGGAAAGATACCGATGCTGTATTCTGGGCAACTGTATTCTTAGATTGTGTGGTGGAAGAGTTCTTAACTAAAGCAAGACTGGTTAGTGGTTTAGAAAAGATTGTCAGATGCACAGAAAAAGGACGTGCATTAGGATTAGGCGTTTGTGGCTTACACACCTATATGCAAGACCATAATATCATTTTTGAATCTTTAGATGCTCAGTTTAAAATGTGTGAGATGTTTGAATTGCTGCAAAAAGAATCTAAACGCGCTTCACAATGGTTGGCACAAGAATTAGGCGAGCCTGAATGGTGTGTTGGTTTTGGAGTTCGTAATACGCATACACTTACTTGTCCACCAACTAAATCAACTAGCTTGTTAATGGCGGGTGTATCTGAAGGGGTATCGCCTAATCCCAGTTCTACTTATACACAACAGACCGCTAGTGGAGAAATTGACCGCATAAATGGGTCATTAGTAGCTGTAATGAAAGCTAAAGGTGTGTTTAATTACGCTGAAATTGACAAGATTATTGATGATAACGGTTCTGTTCAAAACGTTAGCTGGCTAGATGACCATGAAAAAGCAGTGTTTAGAACTGCGTTTGAAATGAAACAGGGGACATTGTTGCGATATGCTGCAATTCGTAACAAGTATGTTGACCAGTGGCAATCTATCAATTTATTCATTCCTGCTGATACACCTGAAGAGGTTATCGCAGAACTACACGAGGATGCCTTTAACAATGAGCAGATTGAAGGCTTATATTACTTAGTGACGAAATCAGGTTATTCGCATCAAGGTAAGTTAAATACTGAATCATGTGAAGCCTGCCAATAGTTTCTTAACAACCACAATTTAACCACCGACAATACCGTCTAATTTAAAGGTGGTATTGTTTTATTAAAGGAACGTAGTATGAGAGTTAGTACAATTCCAGACACAGAAGGATTTCATCCTATGGTTGCTAAAAACGATATATTTAAAGTTATCTTAGATTCAGTGGATGTAACTAATAAATATTTTATGTTCACTGTGGATGATAACGAAGGTTTTATTGATGTATATGTTGTTGATTCAAAAAAGAACATATTAACAGATGATGAAGGATTGCCAAAAACAGATAGATTATTTGGTAAAGTAGAATTAAAATTTAAAGGAGGCTATGATGTTCAAAAGAGGGACAGGTAGTAAGTATGGGGCAAAAAAGACCGTGGTTGACGGGGTAATTTTTGATAGTAAGGTTGAGTCTAAGCGGTATGAGTTTTTAAAGGGACAACTTAGATTAGGTGAGATTTCTAATTTAGAACTCCAACCAAGATACCAAATCCTAGATGCGTTTAGACGCAACGGTAAAGCCTTCCGTAAAGCCGAATATATCCCTGACTTCAGATATGCTAACTTAGATGGCGTGTTGATTATAGAGGATGTTAAGGGTTTAAAAACACCTGTGTACGAGCTTAAAATTAAAATGTTTTTAGCTATACTATCTGATAAAATAGAATTCCATGAGGTATATTGGAAAGCTAAACAATGGGAAATTATTAAAAAATGATTTGGCTTATATATACACTGGTTTCAAAAGGCGTTGTAGTAGATGTTGACCACAAGACATTTAAGAGCTATACTGAATGTGCAATATACGCTGATAGCTTACACGCAATTAAACCAAAAATGTGCTTCACACAGTATGCTAAATTTAAACAACCTAAGAAGGTAAAATGATGAACATGTTAGGATTGGACGTATCTTATTACGATATGATGAACAATGTAGTTGCGCTTTGTTTATTAGCTTTTTTATTATTTATAATGTACAATAACGATAAGGGTGGGTATTCATGAGTGCGGTAGAAGATAAATTATCTGAAGAATATGAATGGTATTGTACCAATGACAACACGCAAAAACTACTCATATTTGAATTACAAAAACGTGCATCTGAAGGATTTGCTAAGTATGGTGTCACATTAGAACGTGATGATTTAACTAAAGAAGATTGGTTTCAGCATTTGAAAGAAGAACTACTTGATGCTTGTAATTACGCAACACGGTTAGAAATGTATGATGAACTAACATTTAGTGAAAGAGAAATCTTAGAAGACCTTAAATATGATTTATTCCATGCCTTAGAAGGTATTTATGAAAATAATATGTCTTAATGATAAATGTCCAAATTGTAAAGAGTGTGCGTTATTTATCGCAGATAACTCACCTAAATTCCCAGTGAGGTATGTTACTCACCGTTTAGATAATAAGGGTAGTTGTTCGTATTTCATTAAAGTTTGGAGTAAAAAATGATTAAAATTAAAGATATAGATGGTAGAAAACTCATTATAATGAGTGACCACATTGTTTCAGTCACAATTGATACTAAAGGGTCATTGATTACAATACTGACCAAATGCAAAGAGTTTAAGCTAATAAAAGATGAAATCGACCCACTGTGTTGGGTAGAGGTGTTACGTTATTTAGAATTAGGAGATTAAGATGGGTGTAGTTCCACGTTTTAAAATTAAAAAGCTACATCAGAACGCAATTGTACCTAGACGTGCTTTTTCGTCAGATGCTGGAATTGATTTATTCACTTATGCCGATGTTGTTATTAGTGTAGGTCAGCGTAATTTAGTTAAAGTTGGGTTAGCAATTGAAATACCTGTAGGATATGAAGTTCAAATTAGAAGCCGTAGTGGAAACGCACATAAACACGGGGTGGTTGTTTTAAATTCACCGGGCACAATTGACCAGCAGTATCGTGGTGAATTGGGCGTTATTTTAATCAATCACGGCGACTGTGATGTTGAATTCAAGGCTGGTTCAGCTATTGCTCAAATGATCGTGTCTAAAGTAGAACTTGTTGATTTTGAATTAAGTGACGAATTGGATACTACAGAGCGCGATATTGCTGGATTCGGGTCAACGGGTTAGATTGATTTGACAAATTAACCATCGACAAAACCGACTAATTATGATATAATATTTAGTCGGTTTTTAATTATAAGGAATAGAGAAATGCCATTGACACCAGACCAAGTTAAAAAATTAGAAGAACACGAAGGGTTTAGGGGTAAAGTTTATAAATGTACGGCGGGTGCGAATACTATTGGAATTGGGTTAAATTTAGACGCTAACCCTTTAAAATTAAATAAAGAGGAATTAAAATCGCTTATGACAGTTGGTATTACACACGATAAAGCGGTATATTATCTTAAAATGGTGTGTAATCAAATTGAAGCTCGGTTATTAAAAGAGTTGGATTGGTATGATACTTTGGATTCTAACACCAAATATGTTTTGATTGACGCAAGCTACAATATGGGTGTATCAGGGTTATTGGCATTTAAGAATACATTGTCGTTAATTAAAGAAGGAAAATTTACAGCTGCTTCGGATGAGATGCTACGTAGTAAGTGGGCTAAACAAGTTCCTAATCGAGCTAAGTCAGTGACTGATATTTTAAAATTAGGTAAAATTAGATGAATGATTTCCGAAAGACACCTGATGAATACCGAGAAATTACCCGATTACATGATATAGAACACAATGTTGGTGATTTAAAAGATGATGTTACCGATATTAAAACAAATATAAATTCACTCTGTAATCAAATATCTGAACTAGCGATGACTATGAATACGGTAGTATTAAAATTAGAAGAACGCGACAGACTATCAAACGACACCTCTAATAAATACAAGGATGTGTTTATTAGATTTGGGAATAAAATAGATAAATTAGAAGAAATGCACCGTTGTATGGAACTTCAATTGGTAAAAAATGAAACTACCGAACATAAAATAGGTACATTAGAAAAGGTGGTATATGGAGCAAGTACAACACTACTCGCTGCAATTGGTTCTATCATGTTGTGGTTATTGCAAAAACAAACAAATTAAATTTACTTTACATCGAACCTAGTTGTTGTTAAGATAACTAGGTTTTTTATTGTCTTGGAAAAAGTAATGGCTAAATATATAAGTAGTTTTGACCTTGCGTTATACGCAGATATATCGGTAGATGAGCTAAATAATATATTGACAGATTCAATGTTAGACATCACAAGTGGTAAGATTACACAAGATAATTATATGCTAATCAAGGATAGTTTCGATGTATCGTCACACTCTAAGATAGACAGGTTCTTTGGCGTTCAGACGGACGTTAAGTTTCAATTCAACCTATTTGGCACAGAAACAGAAATCAAGCCTAGAAAGCCTAAAACTAAGATTATTCCTGAGCGTACATGGGAGGCTGACGACTATCTACCTAACTTGGTTGAATCACAGAATTATAAATATAAGTTCTTTGAAAATTTGAACACGCCTTTTGATGAAGAAATTATCTTTGATATCGAAATTTATGGTAACTACTTTCTAATTATGTTCTTAGGTTTTCGTACAGGTAAATGCTGGTATTTTGAAAAGACAGAACAACAACCGCTTGATGCTGATGGTGTTAGATGGTTCATAAACAATCACACGCTGATTAGTTTTAACGGTATTAAGTTCGATTTACCTTTGCTCGCAATCGCGTTAAATGGTAATTCGTTATCTGATTTATGGTCAGCCACTGAGATGTTGATTAACGATGAAAACGGATTGCGACCTTATCAAATTGTGAAACAGTTTAAAGCAAAGCAGATTGAATGTGACCACATTGATTTGATTGAGATTGCACCATTAAAAGGTTCATTAAAGTTATATGGTGCAAGAATGCACTGTCCTAACTTGCAGGATTTACCGTTCAAACCGGGCATTAACTTGAATCAAGACCAAATTGATATTGTGCGTCGATACTGTGTGAATGATGTTGAAACAACTGCGTATTTGTACAATAAGTTGATTCCACAAATTGATTTGCGTAAAGATGTAACTACACAATACAGCGTTGACGCACGCTCTAAAAGCGACCCACAGTGTGCTGAGTTAATTATCAAGGCTGAGGTTGAACAGTTATCTGGCAGAAAGTTGTATCCAAATAAAGATATTGATATTGACCATGTAATGTATGATATTCCTGATTTCATTAAATTTGAAAACGATGAATTAAATTCTATTTTAGATAATATTAGAACTGAAAAGTTTTATATTGAAAACGGAACTATCAATGCTGGTTGCTTAGAAGGATTAACAGTTACGTTAGGAGGTGCTACAATTAGATGTGGTATTGGTGGTTTACACAGTAGTGAAGAAAATATTAGTCATTATGAAGATGATGAATATATGATTATGGACGCTGACGTAATTTCCTATTATCCGAGCATTATCATCAACCAAAAACTTGCACCAGAAATTCTAGGTGACACATTTTTAAAAGTTTATAAAGGAGCGAAAGAAAAACGAGTTAGAGCTAAGAAAAATGGAGATAAAGCAACCGATGCAATGTATAAATTATTGCTGAACGGTAGCTTCGGTAAATTCGGCTCACAGTATTCGGTATTGTTTGCACCAAAACTTCTTATTCAAGTAACGGTGACAGGACAACTTTCATTATTGATGTTATCTGAACAAATAGCTAAAGCAGGTTATTTAATTACGTCGATTAACACGGACGGCGAAACAATCAAGTTTAAACGTAGTAATGAAGCAGATGTGAAACGTATTATTTCTGAATGGGAGAAACAAACAGGTTTTGATATGGAGTATGCTTACTATAAATCTACGCACAGTCGAGATGTCAACAACTACTTAGCCTGTAAGACTGATAATAAGATAAAAAGAAAAGGAGCTTATGGAGAAGAAACACTAAGTAAGAATCCTCAAAATATGGTTTGCACTGATGCTGTATCACAATATCTATTAGGTAAAGATACTATCGAGAACCATGTGATGAACTGTAAAGATGTTCGTAAGTTTCTAACTATCAGAAATGTTACAGGTGGCGCAATTAAAGATGTCGAGTATCTTGGTAAGACTGTTCGTTTCTATCACAGTACAAGTACATCTACAGGTTTACGTTACGCTAAATCAGGTAATGTTGTACCTACCAGCGATAGATGTAGACCGTTGATGAAATTAAGTCGTGACATACCCATTGACTTAGATTTGACATGGTACATAGACGAATGTTACAAAATTTTAAAAGACATAGGCGTTAAAATTATATAGACCTAAATTAAGACAATTTTAAGAAAGCTCTGCTAAACTACACCTTCCTTAATAAAGAGAATCACTATGCAACAATATACCTACAAAGATTTATATGCTGAATTTGGATTAAAGAAGAAACCTTGTTTTATTAGTCATATCTTTGACGGTGTGGCAGCATCGTTTTGGGTGAGTTTAATTTTAGTTCTATTGTAGAACTTCGACACAATAAGGTCATCTAATATGATTACTTCAGTTTTGTTATCAATGTGTATGGATAGTACAATTGCACATGAAGGTTTTTCAAATAAAGTATATAAAGACGCGAACGGATATTCAGTTGGTTATGGTTATTCATTAACACATAACCCATTACAATTAACTAAAAAAGAATTATCAAATTTAAAGAATAACGGCATCTCTGAGGCTTCAGCACGACACCTTGTTACAAAGGTATGTGTTCAAGTTAAAGACGGATTAGAAGCGAAGTATGCGTGGTTTAACGGGCTGTCTAATCCTAGAGCAATGGTGCTTTTGGATATGGGGTACAATTTAGGTTTGGGGGGACTAAGTGATTTCAATAAGACTATGGGTTATATTAAATTGGGTAAAACTACAATGGCATCTGTGGAAATGCTTAATTCAAAGTGGGCGCGTCAAACACACGGTAGAGCAAAACAACTATCGCAAATTATGAAAACAGGAGAAGTGTAATGATTAAGAAATTAACAGTTATGTTGTTAATCTTTTCGCAATACGCAGAAGGAAATTCAGGGTTGTTAGATAGAGTTAAAACGACAGGTCTACTAAATCCTAATGTGACACAAAATAATGTCAATTCAACGGTATGTGTTTCAGGGTATTCTGCTAAGATTAGACCTACTAGTAATTATACTAATAGAATAAAACTTAAACAATTGCAAGACAATAAATACACTATTAAAGATAGGTCTATTTATGAGTTAGACCACTTTGTGCCATTATCTATCGGTGGACATCCCACAGATGAACGTAACTTATGGGCTGAACCTAGATTCGGAACATTTAATGCTGGGGACAAGGATATTGTTGAAAGTGGTGTGCATAGAGATTTGTGTAAAGGTAAGTTATCTTTGATACAAGCACAAAATGTGTTTTTAGGTGATTGGCGAATGTTTTTAGACCAGTATAGGAAACAAGGTGACGTGTTACCTCGTGTAGATTGATTTATCACATATATAAACCCGTATAAATAATTATACGGGTTTATTTTTAATTCTAACTAATGTACTAACTCAACAGCCCCGTCAACTAAGGCATCTACCACCTCTTCTACTACGTCATGCGGCAGAATAGGCACGGCTGTTTCAATTGCTACTTCTGCTACGTCTTTTACTGCGTGTACAATTTGGTCAAATATTGACATGGTGGTTTCCTAATATGTTTAAAATCAAGGTAAGCTCATCGTGCAACGTAAGCCCTTTTGGGATTATAACGTCGGCATTCTGAGGTGGTACAAATACGCGGTTGGTGTCTGCAAACCGACTTTCTTTTATTCTATCAATCCAAACTATAAATGCTGACCCAAACGCTTTTCGTGTTTCATCTGTTGGGCATATAAAATCAGCAATCACATCATGCCCTGCTTGAACAACAACATCACACAGATGCCCCATGCGTCTTGCTTGCTCTAGCCTGTCTTCAACACTGAACCCTAAATCTTTATTGATGTTCTCGCGAATATCATCAGCGTTAAAATGCACAGCACTCAACCTATGCGCTAGAGCTTTGGCAAGCGTTGTTTTTCCACTTCCCGCAAGCCCCATCACAAGGATTTTCATAGTAGCGCGTCTAGCCCGTCGTGGGTTGTGGCTGCTTCAATTGTTGCCGTTTTTAGCAACATTGCTGCTTTAGCATCTTCGACAAATATCGGGTTGTACAGTTCAGCGTTGTTGGCTTGCGCCTGAGCAACTTGTTGAAACTTTGATTTCTCTTGGGACACCATGCCTGACTTACGGTCTTCAACTGAGATTTCGTAAGTGTCCCAGATGATTTCAATAGGTCGCTTAGTAGTGTCGTAATAGTGCTGTGTGTAACCTTGACGATGTGGTAATACTGGTGGGCGCACTTCAATAGCATCATGCCAGCCTGATTCAGCAGCGGGTGGTGGTGTGTCCCATACTTGTAGGACGTTGTTGTTTTCATCTAATTTAACGTGCATTGCCATCGTAGTTTCCTTTATTGTGAGGTTAATCTGTTTTTAATCGCATTAAATGGCGCATCCCATTCACCGAAAACGTCTTGTCTAAATAACGTCATGCTGTCGTAGTAAGGTGTCGTATCGCCATCAAGCGCGTAAAGAAAATAAGGCATAACAGGCGTTATAACCCAAGTGTCAATTCCCATAGACGCTGATAAATGGCTCACACTTGTGCATGAACTGATTACAAGGTCGCAGGACGCTACCGCATTACGAGTATCTTCCCAAGAATCTAACGACACACGCTTAACCCAGTGAGGAGCTTCTTCTGCACCTTCATCACGTTGTAAGCTAACGAACTCGTATTCATCACTATTAACAGCGTCAAACATTAAATCGTAAGGGAAAGCCTTATGGTGTTCATGTTCAAATTGTGTAGAACCCTGCCAGCGTAAGCCAATGCGTTTCTTGCGACCTTTGATTGCTGTTGGTTTGCTGAGATAAGGTGTACCAGAAATATCTGCTAATTCAAATCCTAGTGGCACAATAGCTGACATCCCTGCAACCCAAAAGTCATGGTAGATACCAAATGCCGCTTCATGTTGGATTACAGACGACACACCTTCAACATCGATGAATAATGATGCAAGTGACCCAGTACAAGCAACGATGACTTTACAGCCTTTAGCCGCAATATATTTAGCGTAACGCACTTGATGAATTTGGTCGCCTAAGCCACCCTCAAGATTCAGAAGGACAATTCCTTTACTTTTGCCATCCCATTGTGGTGTAGGAACATCAGGTCGCTTGTTACCAAACACACCTGCAATTCGTCCCCTGTCCATTAACTGATAGCCTTTTTGTATCTGCCCTTGTCTGAGCAAATACCATCCACGATTATAGGCAGCACGATGGTTGCTTGGTTCTTCTGCTTCAATTTTCTGTGCTAATTCCCAACCTTCCGTAAAATTACCTGTGGTTGATGCGGCAAGTTGCATATCTAAATCGTGTAATTCAGGAATGGTTCTAGGGGTTTCAAGCCAAAATTCAGGCTGACAGAATGACAAATAATGTGAACCCAGCAACTCTTTTGCGTTATCACTGTGTTGACGTTCGAGTTTAGGTTTAACATCGTGCATCCCCGCATAACCGTGTAGATTTTCATCGTCTTCACTTACAGTGCTGCCATCGATATTGAAAAAATCATAGTTGAAATCAGGTAGCTCAAGAAATTCGTGAATGCGCTCTAACTGTTCTTTTGGGTTAGCTATCAAGTCTTCATATTCGACAAATAGGAAACATTCAGGTGCAAACTCAAACCCTGCTTGCAATGAAATATAGGCTGCTTTTAAATGGTCGGCTAATTGACCTGTTGCCATGAATTCATCAAGGTTTTCAGGTTTAGCTACACGAACAAACGATGCCATGCAATCAGGTACACTGCGTACCGTTGCGATAATCTTAGGTGTGTGTTCAAGCACTTGCGACATTGCCACCATAATAGTGGGGATAGTCCACCCGCGACCTTTATCAAATACGACAGGCTTGTCTGTATCTTCGTAAAAGGCATCAACTACGCCACCCATTGTACGAGCAAGTTTAGTTCTTTCAGGGTCGTTTTCGTTTAATAACCCTGTGGAATACCATGTGTTGGCAAGCCCATCAAGGGCGTGAACCAACCCCGATGTTGTCGAAACGTGGGTTATCGGGTTTTGGTTAAGGATTGCCGCAAGAACAGTTGACCCTGAGCGAGGGATACCTGAAAGAAAATGTAATTGTTTTTTCATATTTATCCTATTGCAACAGTGTGATAAAGACCACCAGCTATATTTAACCAAGTGGTTAAAGCACCTACTTGTTTAGGGCTTG